GTGTAACTTGCCAATAACGCAGGAGTTTCTCCTTCGTATTTTAGCACTACTCTATCCTCGCCTTGTACGGAATGTCTTAGACTATTTATATTACTTTCAACAACCAATTCTATTATCTCCTCGGTTACATCTGCAAAAGGTACTATTATATATGTTCTCATTTTATATATTTTTAATTATCCTGTAAAAACTCAATAAAATCATGAAGGCATTGACTAGCCTCAACTACTCCACCATCAGCCTCCACTCTTACTGCATAATTCGCTACAATTTCCTCTTGCATACAAGGAGGTTTGTCAGGGATTGAATGTCTTACATTATCATAATCTCCCCACCATGTACTGCAATAAATTTTTCCCCAACTCATTTTTTCTTTTTATTTATATTATAACGCTTCTCGGCTTTATCTTTGTTTAGGTTTAAATAAGCAACAAGCCTCAATGTGTTTTTCTTTGATCTTATATCTTTCTTTCTATCCATTATATAACCCATTGAACAAAGTTTCCAGTACCACTATCTGGACTCATATCATCTCCACTATTAGATGAATACTCTGGGAATTTGCTAGTGTTGTTAGCAATATAGTCATTGGCCCTTCTTACATAAAACTCAGCCTTTGACCTAAAGTCAGCAACCATCATCTTCATCTCATTCTCTTCTGCAACTATACTATTGTCCGATGTATGTCTATATATTCCCCCATTTTGGATTTGATAAAGNTGAAATGGAAGAAGATCAACCATTGTATAGAACACAAGCAATGGAGTTAAAAAAGTTGTTATTAAATAAGAGTAGTCTTCATTCCCAGCATCATCCCATGTTCCATCTCCAACAATAGTTAATAGTTTATTGAGTAAGTCAGTACCTATGACTGGCTGTAAGTGGATGTCTTGGGCTGTTTTGATGTGAGGGTAGAACTTGTCCTCATCTACATTTCCACCAACTCCTGTTAGCTTCATTATGTCATCCCTGTTTATTAATAATACATCTGCCATCTTATAATATTTTATAACCCCATTTTTCTTTTAACATCTCTTTTAATCCTTCTTGTTTCTTTCTTTATATAGTTACTAGCTGCCCTCTTAACTGCATCTGCCTGCCATGCTCCCCTCCTTCTCATATATCCTCTATTTGGCATATCAATAGGCTTTGTTCCTACCCTTATGTCGTTAGCTGGATATTTGATAGCTCTTCTTCTGGCCTCCCTCACATCTATCTCTTCTGAATTCTCAAGGTTTTTAGTTTTACTTCTTGATTTTGGAATTCCAATCTTTCTATCATTTCCCCTTGTAATACCTTTTAATACTCCATGTAGGTTGTCAAATAAGACTCCAGATTGTTGGAAATCTAAAGCCAATGGAGTTATAGGTAGTTTACTCATTACACTTCTCATGGGTGTAGGCTTTCCCTTTAGCAATCCTTTAAAGAAAGATATTAAGGTAGTGGTACTTTTGCCAAACCTTGCAAACAATATATTTTTAACAGAATTAGGTAGGTTTAACCCCATTAGATATCTCTGAAAATATCCCCTAGCAGACCTTTCAACAAACGCTTTGTAGTCTATCACATTGGCAAACATATTCTTTCTTTGAGCTAGAGGTAATCCAGTTGTGCTTATTATCAAAAAAGTTACTGCTTGAGCATATTGATTGGTCATTTTAGGGATTGGGATGTCTACTAAGAAATTTACCCAAGATGGAATATTAATAGCATTCCACTTCCTCACATAGATATGTCTTCTCCAAAAGTGATGGCATAAAGCTCCACCTTTGTAGAACCAGATTGAATAGGAATTTTTGCCTGATGCTGCCAACTCTGAATTAACACCATCCTGGCCCATTTTTACAATATCTTCTTTCCTATACAAAACACCTGACTTGGCAATGCCAACCATTTTAGTGCAAAAATCCCTACTATTTTTAGATGTCTTTTTAGGGGAATAGGAATACCTTGCCTTCCATAAGGACAGTCTTTTATCTTTGTACTTAAAGTCTGTTCCATCTTGAAAACTTTTCTTTTGAGGATTTGAGTACCCTCTTAAAGTTCCTTTGCTTTCGGCAAGATTTATATTATCTATCAGATTCATTCCCTTCAAATAATTTATCTTCCTCTTCTTCATCGTGTACATCGGCAACATCTACTTCAAACCAATCTTTTCCATCCACAGGCTCTCCATAAGGATCAATAGCATCCAATAAGGCATCTTGTTGGTCATCTGTCATGTATGGCCTGTCATCTTCCTTGCTTAATTCTGTGCCATCAGCTATATCCATTTTGTTTGGAGTTTCTAAAGGTTTCTCTTCTTGATAGCTTGGGAACTTTTTAAAAGGATTTAGTGACTTAAAACTTAAATCTATTTTTACACCATTATGAAGAAGTAGTTTGTTTATGTTCTCCAACATCATTAATCTATAAGGTCTTATAACAGTTTCCTCAAATAGTATTGCTGCCACCCTTAACTCATCAGCATTATTTCCAAGACCAGAACCTGATCTTACTCCAAACAATGCAGGCGATGTTACTCTATGGCCTATCATTATCTTCTCACTACTTTCCTTAGATAATAAGTCAAACATCTTGTCTAGGTCTGGCTGAGATACTGGATCAACAGATGCAGCCCTATCTTTATCATCATTAAAAGCAATGATTATTTTACCAGTAGATGTTGTGCCTCCCCACTTGTTGTTGATACTTGACTCTATTTCTCTCCTTGTATCTGAATCAGGCTCTCCGTTGTTGAAGTTAATTAGAAGTGAAGGAAACATGCCATTTAGTAGGTTGTTTATATGGAAGTTTGAAATCTCTTCCTCAATGTGAGCATATTGCAAAGCACCTTGATAATCAACATTAGGATAGTAGAAAGAACCAGCTCTGTATGGTTTTACTGCCATTATCTGCAAAGGATCTTTCTTCTCTGGACTATATGAAGGATAAGCAACAGGTCTGTACTTAGCTTGTGTATACTTACTCCAATCATCCGAGTAGAAGTATTCATTTACCACACCATTAGAGTCAGCNTTGCCACTTCTCCAATTTTGAACAGGAGTATGTTTTACCCTTGCAATCTTACTCCCATCTTTTGATAGGATAATTTGTTGCATATAAAAGCCTAAACCTTTATAGTCAAAGGCCCATCTTGATAGGTCTTGGTAAGTGAATAAAGAGTTTACCTGCTCCCAATTTTCCTCTTGGGTAGTTTCATCTTTACTTTCCAATCCCTCCCCTACAATCATTTGGGAAATACCATTGATTAGGGCATGGTTTGTAGATGATCCTTTGTATCTATCAAGAAGATAGCCAAAGTAATCATTGTCATCCCCATACTTTATCCACTTTTTACTTGGATTTTCAGATATTTCTGGACTGGTATAATTAGAAAGTTCTAATAATAACAAGTTATCTTTTTTATTCTTTGATGCTGAAGGTTCTTTCATCTTTAGATATAGTTTGGTAATAATCTTCGTTCATATCGTATTTCTCAAGGTCTGTTTGCGATGTAGCAAATATCTTACTTCTATTTATCAAAACACCACCACTTTTAAGTTCTAACATATAGAATCTTCTATTTTTAAAAGTATGTGTAATGTTAAAGGTAAAAATACCACTATCATAAGTGCCAGTAACTGATGCTGATGTTTCCACTTGAGATGCCTCATTTATCAAGGTAGAGTCACAAGTAGTAACTTCTTTTCTTACATACACACTTATAGTATGTGCAGAATCTGTGCTGTCTATTATAATCATACAAATGTATAACGAAAAACGGCCAAGAATTGTTCATTCTCAGCCGTTCACTAATAAAACTAATATGAAGAAAATTACTAAGTGCCTACTGTTATAGTTGGTGCAGTTGTCAATCCAGCAAAAGGATTGGCATCCGTAGAACCATCTAAGAAGTTAGCAGGGTATCTTTCGTTTCCTGTTAATGCAATGGTAAATCCACTTAGATCTCCCATAGCTGTTCCAGTAACAATTGTTCCTCCTGTCACTTCCATTCCATGCTCCATTCCACATAAGAAAGCATTTCCATTGTAGTCAACAACCACAACTTGAGGCCTTCCATAAGCCATCAACTTCAACTCTTTTTGAGTTGAGGCATCCAACTTCTTGAAAGTAGCATTTAGAACTTGTGACCAGAATGTAGTACCTGTATCTCTTGAAGAAGTAGTGGTTTGCTCAAGGTTTGTTGCACCTTTTACTTCATACTTAAACAAGGTAACAGCTACGGCAGAATCGGCAGATGTAGATAAATCTGTAATCTCATCATCAGAATTAATAGTTGCATGTATTTGATAATTTGCAAAATATAATTCCTTAATTCCTCCTACCGAATCCTTGCATGGCTCTAGCCTTCCTTTTACGATATCGCAAGACATAATCTATTCCTTTCTTTTTAAGTTAAACATAAGAAATAACTACGGAGTTGAGTTCCAATAATAAACTATTTCTGAACCAATACCATACTGTACACCAGCTGTGTATCTCATTACAAATCTCACATTTTGGCTGCCATCAAGGTCGGCCATATCAAGAACCTTTACTAAATTTTGATCTGACATAAGTCCTGTACCAAACCATAAGTTAGATTTTTGAGCAATTACTATTTCGCTTGATGGTAAACCATTAGCCATAAAGATAGGAATACCTGAGTAGTTAAGAGGTTTCTCTCCAACTGTACCCTGACTCATAAAACCAGCAGCACCAAGTCCGTTAGCACCAAATCCACCAAGAGCAATCATGTATGCTCTAACAACATTAGGAGATGCATATATTACTAAATCATCAGCACCATAAATAGTATCTGGGATAGCTTCATACACACTAGAAAGTGCTGATATAACATTTGAGCTGTCTACGGCAGTACCACCATTGTCAACATCTACCACATCACTATCAGCCTGGAATAAAGGTGTAAATCCACCAAATTCGCCATCAGTACCACTAGCACCTTGCCATATACTTGTTTCGGTTGCAGCACCTACGCTACTAATCATGTGTGAAATAAGGAACTCACTAAATGTAGGAGGAAGGTTGTCATGTGCTGAATAGCCCATAGAGATAGCTTCCCAGTCAGCTCTAAAGTCATCTTTACAAAGAGCCTCATTTACTTGAAGTTCTTTTGGAGTTAGAATTCTCTCTGTCAAAGCAAGAGATCCAGTTGCAGCCCAATCACAAGTAGCATCTTTTACAATACCTGTGTTAGATAATTTTTTTACAACTGATTTGTATTTTACATTTGGCTTTAATGTTATAGCCTGTTTCCCCAATGTATTACCAGAGAGTAATGCACTTGCAATATATTTGCCTGCAAATTCTCCAGCATATGTTGAGGTTACTGATTGTGTTGTTGCCATTTTCTTTTCTTATTTTTTAATTATTGTATAGCATTTCATAAACTCTATCCAAACCTGTTTTCTCAGTTTTAGATGATAATTCCACACCCACACTAGATGAATCTTTTCCCTCTGGGGATTGCTTTAATTCACCTACGGCAGGCTCAGTAGATAACTCTACCTTTAACTTCTCATTTTCTTCTTTTGCTTTGGACAATTCTGTTTTTAAAGAATCTACTTCTTTTTTAATCATTGATAGAACATCCTCTTTGCTTAATACAGTTTCGCCTACGGCTTCTGCTTCTGCTTCTGCTTCTGCTGGGGATTCTTCCTCAGTTTCTTGCTTTGGCAATAGTTGTGATACAATTCCATCTTCTAATAGGATCATTTTCGTGCCATCAGGCAAGGTATATTCTCCAGCAGCCAAAGGAACATTTTCTCCTTCTACGGCAACCCATACAGAAGAACCTTCTACAAGTTCTCCCTCAAAATATACAGTCAATCCATCAGAAGTGATAACTTCGGAAAGTTTCACAATAGGCTCTTGTTTTTCTGCAAAAACCCCCTTAATCTTGTTTAACATATCTTCTGCTTTTGACATTTTATAAAAATTTATTTATTATCTAATATATTACGAATGTGTGTATATATTCATCGTAAACTTTTTACTCTAACCTATATCGCCAATACCTTGAGCAATAAGGCTTCCATCACAACACTTTCTTGAATATGTGCCATTTGCACACAAGCAGGCCCTCTTCCCACTTGAGGGAGAGGTGTTAGATGGAGTTGGATGTTGTGGTTTTTTACTCATCAAACAATATCTTTCTTATTTGCTCAACCTTATCTTCCCCAGTCATCTCATTACTCATGGATGTCATCTCCACAGGCTTGAAAAATCCTTCTATGCTAAATCCTTTTACTTTACCTGTCTTCACATAGTCATCCCAAACATCCTGGTTGTTGATCTTCATTTTGATTAACCAACTCCCAACAGGAGCATTTAGGTTGTATAGGTTGGACTTGTCTTTGTCTTCATCTTCTTTTATCCAACTCTCCACAACTGTATTCCCTTGAACATCTTCTCCATTGTGTTCAATAGTGGTTGAGTTTTGGAATCCATTTGAAAAGAAGTACTCTTGTGCCTTTTGTATAGTTTCTTTTGAGAATCTAATATAGAAAACCTCCTCATTCCTTCTTCTTAGAATAGGTTTGTCAGGAATCAAAACAGCACCAAGTAAGATTCTCTGATCCTTGTCAACTTCTGCCAACTGGATCATTTCCTCTGACTTTAGGGCAAGAAAATCACTATCTATTGCAGGCTCTTCTACTAAACTTATGGCCTTAACCCCTTTTATAATCATGTCAGGAGTTATAATTACATCAAATATTTTCATCCTTTTATCTTAATTTTTATGTATAACGAATTTATATGGTTGCTTGGTTTGAAATTCTTCTATCTAGTGCTTGTTGTGAACTCATGTCCCCACTCACAACATAGGCCTTTTGAGGCTCTAGCTCTTGTCCTAGTTGTTGTGATAGTTGGCTCTCTCCATTTGTTAGGGGATTTATTAGGCTGAAAGATGGTGCAGAAGATGGCTCTGATACTCCATTAACTCCACCCACATCTCCACCAGCAGAAGGGGATTCTGGTGTGCTTGACCTTATCTTTGAAATGTTAGCAAGACCTATTCCTGCAACCATAGCACCCAAAGCAGCAGCAACAGGAGGCCCAGCAATAGGGCCAAGAGTCATTGCTCCAGCAACAGCAGAAACTATTCCTTGAAACATGCTAATAGTTGCTCCAGCTATTTTATACTTTTTCTGAGTTTCAAAGTCATCCGAAGANGCTGCTGCAATATCGCCAAGAAGTTGGTTTGCTATGCCTAAAGATGCTGCTGCCGTTCCTGCGATAATAGAAACTTTCTCCTCTCCACTTAAATCTGCAAATTTTACATCTGTATCATACAAATCTTGAAGGTAAGCAAAGTAATTCCCCCACATTCCTCCTAATTCTCTCAAGTTTTCGCCTAACCATTCTTTGTATTCATTTTGAGCATCTACCTTCCTCATTAAAGCCTCAAATTCTGGATCTTCTATTTCCTCATCTTCCAATGTGAAATCTTCTTTCTCTGCCTCTTTTGCTTTTCTATCTGCTTCTTCCCTCCACTTTCTTTCATCTTCAAGAACCTTAAAGTATGCCTCTGCTGCTACTCTTGCTTCATCAAGATCACTTATATGCTCCTTAAAAGAAGGTCTTGACTCTTTGATTTTATCATTCATATCTACAATAGCAAGGGCTAAATCCTCCCTAGCCCTTTGATTGTCATCCAGCTTTATTTGTAACCTTGTTAATGCGTTTTCCTCCTCTGGCCCTCTTTCCTTTATATTCTTATTAACAAGTATCTGATTTTCAATCCTCTTTTTCTCTAAGTCTAGTATCTTTATTTGCGTTTCTCCATAATTCTCCATTGCCTGTGTTCTTTGAACTTCAGACTTTGTTGTATC